GCATCACTGACGGAACTACCTTGCCCAACAATAATTGCTGATCCCCCATTTCCATTAACACCAGCAAGTTTTCTGCCAACAGTTACAATTCCGATAAAATTACTATCCGTTGTTGTAGTAATTCCAATCTTTCCTGTTTTTGGAAGAATTGTAATTGGATTATTGATCAACTCTGGAACATAATCGTTACTTTGATCTAAAGGTGGGTTATAGAAATATGCAGTTCCTGAACTTTGAGTAAACTCCGCTTTATAGAGTTTAAATTTTAAATCTTGATTTTGATCGGTTGACCAGATAGATCCATTTTGAGACTTGAATAGAGATCCAAGAGCAAACTGTTTAGTATAAATGACTTGATCAACATCAGGAAGTTGTTGTGTGTTGACAGTCTTACTTCCCATAACAGCTGTCCACACTTCATATTCATCACTTTGATCTGATATTAAAACTACTGCATATTCTCTACCAGGTGCCAGGAATATTGGTTCCGGGAATCTAATATTTGTAGCAATTTCTCCAGTATCTGATGTTTGAATTAGTTGTGTTTCAACACCATTAACATTACCTCTTGGTCTAAGAATTACTGGTTTTCCAACAGTTGTAAGTGTTGGTGTCCCTAATTGAGTTTCTCTTATTTCCACTCTAATTGGTGCATTGCCACTATCAATTGTAGCAAAAAATACATCTACTGATGTTAAGAATACTCCGTTCACGTCATCATCAGTATCAATATCAGATTTGACTTGAATATTGCCACCAACAGTAAATGTTTGTGCTAGAGGATCAGTATATTCAACATTAACACGTCTTCTTAGATTCAAATTTACGGTATTTGAAATATTTGTTCTTGTGGTTTCTCTTGTTACTGTTGCTCGGAATCTTAAAACAGTTCCATTTGCGGTATATGATGTTTCTGCAAAAGAAATTGAATTGCTTCCCGGTAAACCTTTATCATTTGTGGAACTAGATGTTAATTTATAAGTCTTTGTTCCTGCACGTAATCTAACGTTTGGTGTTGGATCCACATATGGAGGTCTAATAAAGAATGAACCATTAATATCTCCAAAATTATCTGAAATTAATCTAATGTCTTTTACAGAGGCAATAGCATTACTAGTTTGTCCAACTAATTGCATACCAGACTGAATATATCCAAAATATCTTCCCTGTGCTCTCTTAGAAAGTCCATCAACATCAACATTAAGGACATTTGATGTGGAACTATAGATTGTACCTAAAGTTTGAGTTTTATTATATGGATTCTGATTATATGTTAAATCTGGACTTGAAATAGATCCCGATTTATGATCTGGTCTACATACTCTAAATTTAATTCTTTCAACACCTCTTACAGTTCCAATAACAGTCTCTCCAACTGTAAATGCATTAGATACATTTTCAATTTCTACAAGTTTTGGAATTACATCGACCCCACTTCTTCCATCTAAGAATTGATAATATCTTGTGTTTGGTTTTAAATTGGATGCATTAAACTCCACATTTCTAGATCTAATGAAAAGCTGATCGTTACTACCCACTACTTCATTACGAATACTGGTATCTACAGTATCAAAAGATCCTCTAGAAGTGCTTGAGGCACTGAAAGAGAAATTCCCTGCCTGTTCTGCTTGTCTTCTTCTAGCAGTTCTTCCACTTCCCCCACGAACTCTGACACCGGTTGTAACATTGGAATTTAGATTATTAGTTAAATTGACATTATTTGTTCTGGTAACTCCCCTATTAATTGTTCTATCAGGTAATTGAACTGTTCTAGTCCAACTATCGACTGCAGGATCTAATGTAACTGTTCCATCATAAACAACAATGTTAAATGGATTTACATTTTCAACTTTAGTAGCAAATGGTTGTTGCAACCAATCAATTTGATCATATGAAAGTGTTAATACATTTCCCGTTTTTTCTATATTAGAATCTAAAAGTACTAGAGGAGTAGTTGAATACTTATCTGCACTCAAATCTAAATTCTCCGGAGTAAAATTTTCTAAAGTCGATACTAATGATTCTAATGAATTGCTACTAATATCAGAATTAAGTGTTCTTGATTCTTCGTCAATTAATGTTGTAGATTCAAAAGTATCAAATCTAGAACTGTCAGAAAAATCATCAACAAAAAATCCACTCTTAAATCTATCAGAACCTTCAGAATCTTTTATCTGTAGTGTTTGAGTATTAACTTCGAGTAAAGAAAGAGTTGTTACTCTTTCTAAATTTTCTACTCTATCTTCAATGATGCCAATATCTCTCATTGTATATCTTCTATTATCAGTTAGGATAATATTCGCATCAGATGTGTCATAAAGATATGCTGGATATTCTATAGTTCCAAGTTCTAAAAATTCACCTTTTTTAGTGGGTGGTTTTGGATTTTTTGAAGATACTCCTTTATCTACAACAAAATTCCCAAGAATATCTAGATAAATTTTATCTATTCTAGGAAGATAGAAACTTTGACTAATTACAGAACCTTCTTCAGGTGCCAATAATCTTAATGGGGAAGTATTAAATGCCGAAGTTCTGGCATTAAAATCAAATGGTGATCTATCAATTGTTACTGCGGGATTAAAAACTGCTACTCTAGGTCTAAAATCTAAAGTATCTGTTGCTCTAATAGACCCTCCAATATTTGGAATATCTTTAGAAAATCTTTCTGCATCATAACTATCTACAGTAAATACATCTCCAGTATCATTTGTTGGGACAGTGTAATGATCAAAAATTACTATTAAACGTCTTGATGGTTCTTGAGTGTTTTTGTTTCTTACAATTCTCGAATAATCATAATACTGATTTTTTTGTCCTCTATTCAACTTAAAAGATTGTGTTATATTACTATAATTTCCATTTGTTATAGAATCAACTTGAGTATTAATTTCAGATTCTTCAAAAGATACTACTTCTCCAACTGAAAATTTGTTTTCGTTTAAGTAAACAATTCCCAATTTATTATTAGATCCTGTTGAAGGATTTGTGGTGTTGTTAGTAACAACTCTAGCAATGGTGTTACTTGTAGATCCTATAATATTTTCTCCAATTATTACATTAGATCCAACATTTGCGATAACAGGAAATTCAATAATATCAAAAGATGGATCATTACTATTCAATGATTCATAAACTGCAAGTACTTTTGAAACATCGGGATAATTTAATGAAATATCTTCATCTTGAACTCTTAATCCATAATATTCATTAGGAGTCAATCCATCATTTTTGGAAGTTGCGGTAGTAGTTCCAGATTCTTTTAATTTAGATCTATTTACAAATAAAACCGTACTTCTAGAATAATTTTTTGTTTTACTTTGAATATTACTTTTTATTGCCGTCACATTAACAACAGTATCATTATTTGAAAGAGTGCTGTCTAAACCTCTAATAGTTACTGTATTTCCACTAATACTGAATGCATCTGAAGTAATCGTTCCTATACCTCCTCCACTGTATCCAATACCAAATCTCTCTTGATCAAAATTGACCCAAGATACATCGCCAATATCACTAGTATTGATAGTTATAGTATTGTTAGAATTATCAACATCTTTTCCAGTTAACTGTTCAGTAATGAATAGTTGAGAATTGGAAAGATCAATACTAGATGTATTTGGTTCTGTTAGGGGGGCAAATAAAGTTCCCGAACCTCTTACTATTGGTGCTCCTAAAAATCCATTAACTTGAATATCTGATGTTGGAAGTGCTCCATTAAATACTCCAGCAACATTTGATATTGCAGAAACCTCAAATGACAGTGCATCTGCTGCCACACTAGATACTCTATTAAAAATCTCTAATGAAGAACCGGATTGTTGATATCTGATCACAGTATCAGTTCTAATACCAACAAAAGTTCTACCTGGAGAAGTTACTGTAGATATACCTCCCCCAGATGCAGTAATTGTTAATTCAGATACAGAACCAGGAAAATTGAATGATTCTAAAATTGAATCCGCTTGAAAATTGCTATAACTGAAAGGTGCCGTTTGTTTTACTGACTTAATGTTTTGTGTATTATATGCACGAACTTCGGTTACAGATCTTGAGGATTCTATCCCATTAATTAATAAAATTTCACCCTTAGCGAACGTTCCAGAAGTCTGCCTCAAGAAAATTTGATTAGATGCTCCATCTGCTGTTACAAAACCACTGGATCCTGTACTCTTTCCTTTGATAAAGAACGATTGTTTTATTTCATCTGAAGAAACAGATTGATTTAATGTTAATCTTGTATATGTCTGAATATCATACAATCTTAAATCCCAACTAGTTTCTGCATTAGAATATGCAGAATCTGTTAAATTAAATGAATATACTCTAGCTTCTCCAATTTGACTTCCTAAACATCCAAATTGAGAGTATAACGAGATTGTTTCTCTTACCTTTGCTAATCCAGTTACGTTATTAACTCTCAGTAAATTTCCCATTTCAAATGGGACCGTAACATTTTTGATATCTTCTGTATCCCTTGGTTTATCTACATCAATAATACTAGATGATGTCTTTTCAATATCATATCCTTTTACGTATGCTTTTCCTGGTGATATCTTTAATGCGGTTAAATTATTCGAAGGAGTATTTCCATCATCAGTCTGTTCATTAGAAAAGTATACTCCATCATTACCTAATCTATCGTTTAACGACTCTTCTAAATTAAGATCAAATAAATTTACAGTATAGTTACCCGATTCATCAAAAGTTCTTTCTGCAAGATAATCACGAATTCTATTATATTCAGTTTTAGTTGTAATTTTTTTAATTTTTCCATTTTTTACTCTAAGTAACTCTACAAAATTAGTATCATTAGTATCTGTTAATGATTTTTTTGTGAGAGTTAATGTTATTTTTAATCTATCTGCACCAGGTGAAGCATAGTTTGAAAATCCTTTTGCATTATCAAATAAGGATTCATCTTCCTTTGCATTAATCAGAGATTCATTAATTTGCAATCCAACTCTATATGATGGTGTATTTGTATAAAAATCTAAGAGAATTGTTTGGGATAAAACATTTACAAAATATCCTCTTATGAAGTAAATGCCATTACCAATAGATGCGGATGACCCTATTGCGGATGCATTGGAACTAATAGATGAAGCAAATGGAGTTCCAGAATTTATTGTGGTATTTCCATAAACTACATTTGTATTAGAAGACAACAGTTCGCCATCTTGGAATTGTGTGAATTGAGAATTATTATCAGACTCTACATATTTTACATATAAAGTTATATATTCTACATCATCACTTTCTGTTGGTAAAATTACTTTTTGAACTCTAGCAGTAACACCAGAAACTTGACCTGTTATTGTTTTTCCAACAAATTTGTCAATGTATAATGATATATCAGTTCCGAATTGTGTGGTATTTACCTTTATTGCATAAAATTGACCATCATATGAAATATTTCCTGGGATGACAACTGATCCCTCTTTGAATATATGAGTTCCAAAATTTTCTACTTGATTTTGAAGGATTGACTGTAAAGTCGTCAGTTCTCTAGTTTGAACTGGATATCCTGGTTTAAATAAAACTTTTAAAAAGTTTTTTGATGCATCAAAATCATCATAGTATGGATTGATATTTAAATTTGTTTTTTGCGACATTTTTCTTTAGAATTCCAGAATAATTTTGATGTCTTCCTTTTGCCTAGAGTCTCTCGTAACAAGAGAACGATTGTCAATGTAAATAACATCTCCCGTATTTTTATTTATCTCAGGATCGGCAAGTCCACCTGAGAATGTAACTCCTAAATTAATTATTTTAGATCCAATTGTAGTTGTAATTCCTCCAAAACCTGTATCAATTGATGCTGAAAAAGTTCCATCAGAAATTGAATTTGATGAAGATTCAAAACTAACAACATTGGCCTTACTAGTTACATCGTTTCTGTCGGTTTGATCAAAAGTATTGGCAAAGTTTAAAGATCTATCTTGATAATATTTCAATACTTTAGTATCAGCATCATATGATGCTATATATCCTCTTGCAATACTGCCATCTGAGGTTTCCTGCTCAATTTTATTTCCAATAGTAGCAGTAATATCTGATGTTAATTTTATTGATCCTAATGACGAATACTCACTTGCACTATAAAGTGTTGATGAATTATATGTTTCTGGATTTTTTATAATTCCAACCTGAGAAAATTTAGTGTTTACTGGAAAATCTCTTGTAGAGTCATCAAATCTGGTATATGCGAGAACTTTATCTGCTCCCAACTCTTCATATATGTTGTATCCATGACCTCTAGATGGAGGTATAATTGGAATTAATTTTGATGAATTTTGTATCAGATCATCTGTTGCATGTCCAAAATCAACAATTCCAAAAGTATATCCACTGCCACCAGAAACAACTGTTGTTTTAATAATTGTGCCAGAAGTATCGACTTCTATATTTACTTTTGCTCCAGATCCATCCCCTTTAATATTATATGTGCCTGATCTATATAAACCATCACCTCCCCCATCTTCAATATAAACATATTTTATTTGATTGTTATTTATTGTAGAATCACCAGAATCTCTTATAGATTGAATTTGGAAATCATTTGATGTTGACCAATCACTTGGAAGAACAATATATTCAGTAGAATCAAATTTAATAATATCACTTGGAGATATAGTAAACAAATACTTCCAAAGATATTCATCCCCGCTTGTTCCTGCAGCAGATACTTCCAAATCTGTAAATGTTGGTTCGTCTTGAGAAGTATTTCCAGTTAAGTTTACTGTTCCTCCAATACTACCATGAGATCCATTATAAATGCATATGTAAACTTTAAAGTCACTATTAACCACATAATAATTGCTATCATAAAGTCTTGCACTTTGTGATATTGGGGTTAGATTTCCAACACTATAATCATGTCGATACATATCATAACGGGTATTAACAGTCCAATTGACCTTTTTTATAACTCTTCTAATATTTGAACTAGTTAATTTTTTTCCAAATAGTGCTGTATTTCTATAATGACTCAAATACTGCTGATTATCAATAGGACTTGGGGGATTTGAATTAGTTTCCTCTCCCCAAGTAGTACTCCTACCAAATCCCACAGGACTAGAAATTGTTCCTGGATTTGAAAGTCCCAAAAATACATAATAATTATTATCAGCACTCAATACAGACTCTACAAAATTATTGGCATTAGCAATCCTAAATTGATCTGTTACTATAGCGGACATATTACACGGTTTTCAAGTATTTATATGGTTTTAATTATCTTTAATCTCAGGAAGTGCTCCTGTCAATCTAATACCTTCACCTCTTCTCTGAATTGTTGGAAAAGTTGATAATCCAACATCGACAGTTTTACCAGAAACATTAATGGAAATTGGAGCAGAAGATCTAGTAATTGAAGTAAATAATCCCCAAGAAAATTCTCCCACATGATTACCACTAGTAGAAAGTCCTGTTACATCAGTTCCAGAATCAATATTGCAGGTAACAATGCCAACAAAATCACCATCACGGCTTAATTCATGGATATAGTAAATATTATCTAAGAATGTAGTTCCAATACCAACTATGGCAGTATTTGAACTATCTACCGATGTAACACCAGATCCAATTATAGTATTCTTAACAAATATTGGATATCCAATCTTTAAATCATCTCCAAAATTTGTTGCTCTCCTAAGATAAAACTTAAGAGCTTGTGGATGTCCACCAGATCCGGAAGTAGGTTCTATTCCTGTTATAATTCCCGAAAATCCTTTAATAAATCCAATTCCATTAAGATTTTCAGTATTTGAATCTGGGAGGGATATAATTGTATTAGGTGCTATTGTATATCCAAATCCAGGATTTGTTATTGTTGTTCCAGTAAGTGTTCCTCCAGATCCTACTGTTGCAGTTGCAGTGGCAGTTGTTCCCACACCCACATTTTGTGGATCATCGATTTGTAAAGGATTTTGGAATTTAATATTGACAGTAGATCCAACATATCCACTTCCAAAATTTTCTGGATCAATAGTAAGAGAAGAGACAGTTCCACCAGCACCGATTGTTGCAGTTATATTAGCAGGAGAAGGATCTACTTTACCATCGACAATAAGACCCGATAGATTATTAAATTCAAGAGAACTATCTAGACTATAACTAAAATTACTTACATCATCAACAAAAATACTAGAATCGGAGGTTGTAATATCTTTAATAATTTTTGCAGTCGGATAAATTTGAGCAATAATAGATTGTCTTGTCTTATAGACAAACTCTCCATTAATTCTTCTATCAGTTTTTTGTTTTGTCCATGACATTGGTTTCAAATTGACTTCATCAACACCTTGATCCACATATAAATTCGTCTCAAATTTATCCGAAAAAGATACATCAAAAATTGTTCTTTGATTTTGAGTAATTGTTTCTGCAATAGTATCATTTTTAAATATTCTGATATCATCACCTCTTTCTAATGATGGAATGATATTATTTACTTGTATGTCATCTACACCTCTAGTTCCTCTATAGTAGAAAATATCAATTTTATCTTCTACTTTTGGTGGGACAGTAAATGAAAATGAAGTTCCTCCATCAAATATATAAGAGACACCAGGTTCTTGAATGATACCATTAATAATAACAATTAATATATTTTCAAGTTCTATAGTAGAATCTTCAGGTTTTTCAAAACTCAATATAGATCCATTATAATTAAGTGGGAATATTAATCTCACCCCATCTTGGAAGTTTTTAATAGAATCAATATAATCAAGTTCTCCAAACTGCCAAGAAGCAAAATTATCACTGAAAGTATCTAAAACTGTAAACTGATATTCTGAGATTGGAGATGCTAAATCTTTAGCAGTAACAAGTCCAACTGGTGTAAATACATCACCTTTTCTGAATGAATACCCAGATCTTGTTATAGAGAAACCATTAACTGCAAAATAAGTTGATCCAATACCTGTTGAAGAATTTGCATTAACATCAATATTCAATAGCAATCCAGTCCCAGTATCAGTTGTTAATCCAACACCAACTCTAGAAACACCTACTACTTCAAGATTTTCGTATGTTGGTTCAGAAACAAATATTTCAGTTTGATCAGAATAATCAGATCCGCCATTTGATACATTAAATGTTAATGTTCCTCCCGTTCCTACAGGTGAGGCGGTTATTACTGCACCAGAACCATCCCCAGTTGGATCGAAAATAGAAACCCCAATTGATACTATGGAATTATATCCAGACCCAACATTATCAGTGGTGCCAATACCAATACTATTTTGAATAACACCACCACTTATGATTGCGGTAACTGCTGCACCAACAAGAGGTGCGTAACCAAGTCCTCCAGTTGATCCCAAAGAAACAATAAGTCCTCCTCTAGGAATTTGGTTTTGATTTAGATCAGACTCAGAAATCAAAATACTAGTAGGATCAGTTATATCTGTTCTAATACCACTGAATACAATAGATGATATTCCCGTAGGTGATAATTGTTCAATAATACTGAAATTATTTGCTGGATTATTTTCAGTTGTTGGGGTTTGAAATATTCCATTAATAAATACGAGTCCATTTCCACCAATTGTTCCGACACCACTAGTATTTGCCCCACCAACAGTGAGTGTAAATGTTCTACCAATTCCATTGAATCCATCAGAAATGTCATCATAAACTTCATTTGTAGTATAATCCTTCCTAAGAAATACTCTACCAGTAAAGTCTGATGTTTCAAATATTAAATTGTTATTAGTTCTCGTAATATTAGAATTTCCTCTAGGTGCTTTTGTAAAGAAAATACTATCATCAACAATATTATAAGATCCTTTGTAAATTCTAGATGATGTACCGTCTGTATGAGATGTTGCAGATGATCCAACAAATGCTCTCTCAACTTCTACCAATTTTTCAGATCCAGTATTTGTTATTGGTCCGACATTTGTTGTCCCTAAACCAACATTGATAATATTCATATATTCTTCATCAATTTTCAATATATTGAGAGGAGATATGCTGGTAATATCACTCAAAGTAAAAATAGTTGCTTCTGTTGAGATGCCTCCACCATTTCCGGAAAGTGTTTGAGTAATATTAGTAAAAGAGATTGGATACTGAACAATATTATCTATAGTAATAATAACCTTTTCATTTTTCTTTGCCATCGCAAATACGTGAGCATTTCCTTCACCTATAGATGTAAATGTAACTGCTGATCCTGCTTTAGTTGTTGATATTGAAAAACTATTATCAGTATTAACAATTGCAAAAACTTGTGAAGGAAGTTCTTCATTTATAGAACCATTTTTATACATCATTGGAGTCGATCCAACTCCAACAAAAGTCGATTTTGGAGTGTATATTAATTCTTCATTATCACTAAATAAATGATCATTTATCGAAAATTCACCTGTTGAAAGATTGAGAATATCACTATCTGATGGGTTAAATGATTTGGCAAAAATTGGAATGGTATTTGATCTTAATATAAAATTACTCTTATTAATCCTTTCCCCATTAATTGCTAGATATGAAGAAGTGTTTACAGTTTCGATAGAGTTTCCATACAAAAGATTTGGTGCTTGATTAATCAAATCAACCGTAGTATATAAGCACTCACTAAATGATTTGATTTCTAAATCACCACTAAAATTAGAATCTGGGTAGAATTTTAATAATACATTACTTCCATTATATTCTCCACCAAATGTTCCAATACCAATTGCAGTATCAAATGTTCCGATACCAGAAGATGAAAGAAATGCTGATTGTTGTGTATAAATGTTAGTTCCATCTTGAACCATCATTATTTGTTGAATGGATTTGGTAGTTCCTATTCCAACCTCAACTAAAGATCTTGCAGAATCAAAATTATCTTTATTTAATATTAAGAAGGAGGTAGAAACTCCAGAAGTAGTCCTAGAAAAACTTGATTCATAAAATGCTGATCTTTCATTACCTTCTAGTTGATTTGGTAAAATATATCTAAACGTTCCAACGCCAACAGACGTAGATCCAAAACCAACTATACGTGTTTTGACAATTACATCTTCATCAGTATCATTAATATATTTTAAATTAAATAATCCAGAATCTATATCTGCACCGAAAGAACCTATAAAATTATTTGATCTTGAAAAATTACCAGTATCAAAATAATACTCTGAAATACTAGTATTAGATCCATCATGAGTTACATATAACTCAACAAAGTTCATTTCATTACTAACTTCTTTATAAACCTGTGCATTAACATGGAAAGAGGTAATATCATCAGTTGAAACACCAATAATATTACTTGTAGTATCCACCAGGCATATTTGACTGCGAGAAGTTAAATCAACAAATCCTATTGATGTTGTACCCAATCCAATAATTTGATTATCGAATTTTTTATCAATATACTTAATATCATACTCGGTATTATAAGGATCTTTAGGAGTAAATCTTAAATACTTAGTATCAAATTCGTCAGTTTCTATTGAAAAATTGCCATATTGTTCACCACTTGCTGAAGTTAAACCAGTTCCTATATTAACTAAGGATTGTTTTTCTAAAATAGCAATATTACTATTAGTTGGATTATTTAAGAATACTAAACTTGTTAGTTGTATTTCATTTTTGTTACTTATGTCAGAAACTTTAAATAGATAGTTATTATAAGAATTTGCATTATCAATCTTTAATATGTCTTTATATGTAAAAGGTTCATCCTCAGAATTAGAGAATTGGTTTGAAATGTCATCTATTTTTAAAACAACATTAGATATAGATTCTTGATAATTTGTAAGTTTTTTATTTTTTAATTTTATAAATTTTGATTTATTTTGTATAATATTTACATCTTTCACAAAAGCAAAATTATTGATAGTATCAATTCTCCTTTCTTCAATATAATCTTTTATAATAGTAGTTTCATCAGAAAAAGTAGTAATTCCAATATTTTCATCTTCATCAGAAATAATTTCTGTATCTGAGAAATTTTTAGTTCCGATGGAATGAACTAAACTATTGATAGGTGTTCTAATATCATTCCATTGTTGTCTACTCTTAATAGAATATGATAAATTTTGATAATAATCATTATCTTGAAGAACTTGGAAATCTTCACTCAATTTCCCAGTTTCATTTCTCCAACCTTCAGATATTCTATTAGAAAATTTAATATCAAATATTCCACTATAATTTTCAATAGATTCTATAGTGGCAATGTTTCCTGTAGTTTTACCTGTGATTATTTCATTGGGAGAAAGATTGTAAGAACCAATTAGTTTAATATAACCAGAATTATCATAACCAACAACCTCAAGATCTCTATCAACACCATTAGACAATATTGTTTCACCGATTTCAAATTCTGATGGTGTTAATGAAATTGAGAATGTAGGATAATTATTTTTAGATACAATGGTTCCAAAAGAATCTTGAATTGTTTTAGCAATTCCTGTGTTTGTTCCTAGACCGAAAATGCTAATAGTTACTTGATCATCGTTAATTCCGCCAAATAATCTTTTGTTTTTATAATCAGTTACTTTAAAGAATCTATACCCATAGTCACTGGAATTAAATCCTTCACCATCTGTTCCGAATTTTTGAATACCTTCAATAAAAACTTGCTCATCCACCACAAAAACATCTGTAGAAAATCCTACCGGTGGTGTTGTTATAATACAAGTAAAAATACCAGTATTTGATGATTGAACTTCTTTAATGCTAACTCCATTACTATTATTGATAGTAAAAAGTTCTGCCGATTGATCAGAGATTCCCTTGGGGGAATTATCGACAAATAAACTGGTGATTGAATTTCCAGTAATTTTTGGTATTATCAATCCATTATTTAATACATTTCTTGTAATATTATTCACAACAATAATTTCTGGTGGTGAAGTATATCCAGATCCACCAGAAATTATTGTTACAATACCAACTGTATTTGAATTCTTTAATTTAATTTTTGGAGACAAGAAAGCATGTGGCCTTAAAGTTTTATCGGAAGAATATTGAAAATTTTCGTTAACTAATTTTGTTTCTTTAATTTTCCCCATACTATTGGAATTTAAAGAAACAGATAAATTTTTTCCATTTGCCGTATTTACGTTTAAAAATGAGGGCAATTTTTTATATCCAAATCCACTAGATATAATTCTAACCGCATTTACTGGACCAGAAGATGATGTTGAAGTTGTCGTATATTCTAAATTATCACATTCTGCGGAAATATATTCTATTTTTTCTGGAGATTCATTTAGAGAAATTTGAAAAGTAGTTGACCCTATACCAGAAATATTATAAGTTTTATTATAAACACTATCACTAAATAAAATTTCTGAAAAATTATTTACATCTTTATCAGAAGAACTTATATAACCAGATTTTTCTAAAGAATAATAAAGTCTTTTTGGTAATTCGGAACTGTAATTAATAGTAAAAGAAGCATTAGTAGATATTCCTACTGTTCCTACACCAATTGTACTAAAAGTTTCTGTAGAACCTGTTGACACAAACTCATTATTAAAATCTTGATCATAATAAAGTTTAAATTCATACCCAGATAAAGAAGAATCTGTTAAATCAAATACTAAATTATTATTTTTGACTGATTGTAATTGTGGATTAATTAGTGATATTATTTGTGAAGAACCTCCCGTAGAAGCAAAACTTACAACTGTTGGTGGATTTTGTTGAGAATCTATTAAAGTCTCACAGAGATTAATTGTATTTCTATTAATTTTATAAACAAAATATTCATTATATCCATTATCCTCATAAAGAACTTTATCACCAGTTACTAATTCATGATTGGTAATTGTAATTTCATTAGTTGTAGTATTAATTCCTGTAGAGTTGAATCCAATTGGATTGACTACAATATTATCAATTTCTGATTTATAAAGAACACGAACCGCTGTTGAGGTTCCAATACCCACTGAAAGATTTGGTTGAACATTCATAGTGATTAAATCACCATTAGATAATCCATGTGAATATGAAGTTGATATTGAAACTGTTGAGATAATTTTCTCAATTTTTCCAAGTTTTTGTATGTTATTAGTATCGAAATAATAATTATCAGCATTATCACCTCCAGATCTAAAGAAAACTTCATCGGAAGTGAGAGAAGTTTTTATCCCAATAGTGCTTGGAGACTTATTGACAGCATATACTGGTTCTGTTGTTGGAATAGGAAATGGCGTTCCTGTAGGAGATGTTGAAATTAAAATGGCACCAGTATTGCCATTTTGACTAAATGTAAGTTTCTGATTAGTTTGAAGAGAATGATCTTTAATACTAATTCTTTGTGTGGGAATAGATCCAGAAATTACCTCTTGACCAAACGGATATGACACTTCATATCCCAATCCTGCCGTTGTTCCAAAACCAACAGATTCTTGTGGATTAAAATAAAATCTATTGTTTACTTTAGAGACAAAATAATCTACGTTTTGATTAATTGTAAATGTTTTTGGTTTGAATGATACTGCTGTTCCAACAGTATGTGCAATTCCAGAATCACCTCTTTTTACTCTAAAAATATTTTTATTTGGATATATATTTAAAATTTCTAAAGTTTCAGTTCCAATCTCAATACTACTGCCAACAGAAATTCCAGATGGAATTTGCGTCACATAAATTTCTGTTGTTGCAGCACCAGTTCCTCCAATCTCTGTAGTTATTCCTATAGTTGGGATAATTGGGACCTTAATTTTAAATGAACCATTTAAAATTGAAAGATTTGAAGTACTAAATCCGGATATCACGACAATATCATTGTCTAACAATGTATGAAAAGGAGAAATTGTTACAGTTACTTTATTATCTCCACTTAGAGTAAATATTGCATCATTATATACTTCATATGAAGTATCAATTCTATCAACATCCCTCCCCTTTAAGGATGAGACAATAGCACTAATTCCTCCACCTTCAGTATTGTCATTGTTGAAATTCAATGATTCGTTTACTTTGTAATTATCTCCACTATTGATAACCGAGATATTAGAAATTGTTCCTTCACTGATAGATTCGACTATTACTTTTTGTCTTTTGATGTCATCATTTTCGACAATAAAATCATTACCGGCATTCTTTTCTAAAATTTTATAACCCAAAGTATTTCTAGAAAGAGATGAATTATTAAAATTAAATTTTTGATTTAAACTTTTATTTTCCTCAATCGTATTTGATCGAAAAGAATTTCCAATGAAATATGGAAACTGGGGTTCTTTTGTTATTTGATCTATAACTGCGTAATATGCATAGACTCCATTTGGAAAATCATTAGTCTTTGAAAATCTTCCATTATTTCTATCAAGATCACCATTTTGAGGATTATAACTATAATCTTCATTAAAAAATCCTAAAGGAAACTCAGATTCTGATGGTCTATCATAAACATTTGTTATACTTTGTGTATAACTAGATGTCATAGTTTTAATACCAGAATTTATATTGTTTGGGTCTGGAGTTGAATATGGACCATAGATAGGATTTCCATCATATGCCCATCCAATGATATTAGATAAAGTCTCACCAGTATCTTCAAATGAAGATTGCAAATCTTCAAAATATCCAGTTACTGAATATGATAATTCATCATTCTCATCTTTTAATATTTCAGTTTGTTTTGTAGATAATTTTTCGACTTGATTGACAGTAAGTTCTCTTATAGATGCATCTAAAATTTGATCGCTACCACTAGAAACTACTTTAATTTTAGTAGAAGTTGAATATCCTATTCCTGGATTAATAATATTAACATCGGTAATTTTTTCATTAGTAACTATTGCTCTTAATTTAGCACCACTTCCTGCATTAGTTGGGTCTAAAACGATTAAATCTGGAGTAGAAAAATATTCAAGTCCACCAAATTGTATATTTACTTCATTTATAGATCCATTAGATATGATAGGATTTATTTGGCCATCTCTACCATTTTTAACTGTAAATGATGGGGATTTTTCAAAATTGAGAATATTCGATCCGTATCCAGTTCCTGGTTCATAAACATAAATTTGTTCAATAGATCCTTTTACAACTGGTGTTACTTCTATAGATTGAATTTGTGTTGTTGTTCCAATACCAACTGATGTAAACTCAATATTTGCTCTTATATCTGGATATTTAAACTCTTGGAATCCACTCCCTACGGTGTTTAATTCTTCATATTTTTTTCTTTCATAATTTGTAATATTTGTTCCTCCAATACCAGCATCACATAACCTAAAAGAATTTTCGTCAATTTTTAAAACATAATATTGATTTTCAGTTGTAATTCCTGATATTTTACTTGTTTCATAACTATACTCTACAATTTCACCATTATTAAATCCATGATTTTTAAAGTTGATAGAGTTTTGTGTTGTGGTGATTCCTGCCGGTTTAACTAAAAGTTTTCTATTTGTAAATGAACCCCCATCAATTACTTTTATTTCTGAAATAGTATTATTAGAAAATTCGGTTAAAAATTTATGAGTTCCACTTAGTGAAGTTGTTGCAAAAGAAACTTGATTAGTCTCATTTAAATAATCATTAAAATTATCGAATAACGTTATTGTTGTGTTATTATCAATTTTTGCAAAATAATCTTTATTATCAGATAATTGCGAGATTCCTAATCCAATACTAACACTCTCATTACCATTATTTCTATAAGTAATTTTTTGACCATTTGAAAAATTATGATCATTTAAAAATGTTAGTTGATTGGTGGTTGTACTTATACCACCACCCTGTGTAGTTGCTCTTGCATCAAATAATACTTCCCTTCTTCTTTTAATTAATACTGGTTCAAAAAATCCTCCAGATCTATTTCCACCAGTAACATCAACCGATAATACTTCTTTAATATCAAAATTTTGCTTATCTACAATAATATCTGTTAATGTTCCAGTTATAACCGGTTGGACTAAAGATGTTATTCCGATACCGGATGATACTTGTATTTTTGGAACATTAACAACATCAAAATTATGCCCACTATTTAAAATTTTAATATTTTTAATCGGACCATAATAAATTTTATCAAAAGTTTTATAATTTGATATTTCAACTCCATTAATCAACATTCCTATTGATCCTGGAATTGTTTCCTCTAAATTTCCATTTTTAATATTAGGATTGAGAGAAAATTTCTTAAGAATTTTTTGGGGATTTAATATTTCTGATTTTTGAGAATATAAAGTAAAAGTATGAGTTCCTAATACTGGAGAAGATGCTGCTCCTTCAGATGATACTGATTTGAATTGAACGGCATTTAGATTAGAATCCAAAAAAGAAGGAGAAGTATAAAGTTTTATTTTTTTCTTATTACTACCAGATAAAACCTTAATATAATAAGAACCTTCTTCCAATCCATTTAAAGGATCACCAGACGATCTATATTGAATTCTTTCTCCACTTATAAATGGAACAGGAGTACCAAAAAGGATAGTAGAGTATAGTCCAGTGACCTCATCATAATCAACAAGAGGGTCTTCAGAAGAAGGTGAAATTGATGATGAGTTAATTGATTTTGTTATCTGATATGAATAAGAATTTGTAAGACCATTTCCCCAGGATGGAAGTGAATTTGATGCTATATATGCAAAATTATCATCATCAACATACATGTTCTGAACATCAGAAATAATGCTATTATTCTGATATTTGAAATTAACAGAGGTACTATTTGCTTTATTAATTTTTCTTCTTAACTTTATAGACTGTTCCTCATTTGGAGAGAAAGAGCTTAGATTTGATATAAAAACAGAATTGGTTATAATATCTGAATTTACATACGGAGTGTCTGAAGTATCTGTAGGATATATTATATCGTTTGTTTTTTCATCTATAAATTCTACTCGATCACCCTTCTTTAATTGAGACCTATCGACAGAAGTTTGTAATATAACACCAATTGGAGACGAACCTCCTATAAAACTATCAATTTTTATTGAAGAACTTGTGTTATAGATCCAAGAATTTGCAAAAATTTCTCTATAGGTTTTACTTTGTTCTGGGTTTTCAATTAAAGTTCCAATACTCTTAATTTTTAAAATCTGGCCTTCATCTACAGAAATTGAATCTGATTTTTGGATAAAATCTGAAAGAACTCCCCTCAATCTAAGAACAACTTTTTTCGATACATCTCCATTTTCATAAGAAAAATATGTATCATCCGAAAAAATATCTTCCTCAGAAGTAATTGTATTTCCGACACCGGAGCATCCCAAAAATTGATTGACACTTTTATCTGAATATATAATAGTATTATTTTTGGAATATATTGTTCCTGTCTGACCAAATCCAATTGTGGAATCTACAGATATTACAGAAGCACCAACACTAACATTCTCTAAAATTTTTGAGTTGGGGGTAATTGTGAAATTGCCCTGAACATTGCTATTATCACTATATCCAACAAATAAACCTATTTTAAAATATTGTTTTTGCTCTCTTGTAAAGATTTCAACTGAAGATATTGAAGCGTATACTGCAGAATCTTTTGATTTAGTTAATGTCTGTCCTACTATTTTTGTAATATCTCCGCTGATAGATTCAGCAACACATACTTCTTTTCTAATAAAATCTGCATTTGATGATTTTATTAGATATTCTTCAAGATTAATTACTTTAGGAGTTTCTCCAAATAATACATTAAATAATATTCTGAATGAATCATTAGTACCTTTTGATTCATAAAAAGATCTTGATGATTTTATAAAGTTTCCGGCATCTATTCTAGAGTCAAAAATTTTATCTTCAAATCCTGGAGTATATGAAGATTTTAATTTTTTATAAAATTCCTTTAAAAATAAAGAACTTAAATTCTGTACTGAGGAATTTGAAGTGTGGGAATCAATAGTTGTATTTGAAAATACTAACTCTTCTTCATTTAAATCTTGATGATAACTAGTAATTCCACTAAAACCACGAACACATCCAGTAAAAGTATTTGTAGTGATTCCAGTATATGTTATAATTTCATCATCAATCTTTAATAAACCATATTGTTTAGGAAATCCTTTTGTATTAGAAACCTGAATTACATCATCATCTAATCCGACATCAGAGGATAAATTTATTGACCCTACAACTACTTCTGGAGTTAGGTTATCTACTTTTAAATATTGATCTAAATTTTCTGCAATATCAACAGGACCTCCCTGATATTCTTGAGAAATATAATATTGCTTTAAAAAATCTACTGCTTTTGGACTTTCACCTAGGACATACTCCGGCAATTGATTAGAAATTATGTCCTGAATCTTGATTCTAGATTCAATTCCAGTTTGTATCATATTACTTTCTGATTAAACTTCCGTTTGAATAACTTGATGTGTAAAAATCCCTATTAAAGGATGTACCTGATATTTCATCCCCAGATGAAATTACATCCTTAATCATATTTATTTCACTTGCTGCGATGTCAAAATTAAGATAAAGGTCTCTTAACCCAACAACATCATTCGATTCTGGAAATGCTTGTATTTCTATAATGTTATTTGGTTTGACAGTTGATACGACATTTATTGTTCCCAAATTAATCTCACCCTTTATATAATCAACTGTTCCTGCAGATTTAGAAATAACTCTTATAGTTCCATCTGATAAATTTTTAACTATAGAAAGAAGACCAGTTTTTTTATCCTTATTTGGTATATCAGTCAAATATACAACATCACTCTCACCAGATATATTAAATCCAGTAGATTTAATATTTTTTCCATCTTCAGACACATGAAATTGATTTCCAAAACATAATTCATACTGTGCAAATTGATTTAGTAAAGTAAATAAATTTCTTCTTATTGTTACCCTAGTAATATTTGATGTAATAGAAGTATCAGTATTATCGATAATTCTTAAAACTTGACTATATCTAAATCTTCCTCCAAATTTATTGAGATTAGTTGATTTGGAATAGTTTGTAATTGAATTAATTACCTTCGACTTTAAATTTTCTGGTGTTGACACCATAGAATCATTATAATAGATAAATGATTCAGTCTCAATATACAAAATTTTAAGATCTACAATTTTTTGATTGATTCCAGATATTGAATATTGTTTAAGTTGAGATAAAATTCTAGATTTATTAAACTCGGATACTAAAAATCCATTTTTAGGTTTGATTGAAATTTGAACAGTTCCAAATTTGGGGGGATCTAGTTCTTCACCACCGACAACAGATACAGATTCAGTATCTGGGTATATTGTTTTGACAATTGATTTGTAATCTCTTCCAGTGACTGCTCTATTTTGTGCAGAATATATTCTTGGGGCAAAATATTTAACAGAATCTATAGATTCAATATCTCCACCATTTTGAGATGATTGATTTGCAATAATAGTAAATGGTTCTGGAGAAACTGATGTTCCATTACTATCGACTATATTACCAGAAAATGCGAATATATTAGCACCATTACCATCTTTTCCATCAGTAGTAAGATAGTTTACAGTAATTATTTCTCCAGTTTCTAATTTTTTTCCAATCAAACCGTCACCGAACAAGATCTCATATTTTTCATCTTGAACTTCTTGAATCAAATAAACAAGGGAATCTCCAGTAATATTAGTAATATTATTAATTAATTTATATTCTGTTCCTAATCCAGTATCTGCTTCCTTCTTTACATATACTTTTATTGTTGAGGTATCAATAAATGAATTATTCAAAACAAATCTTTGATCTAATGATGAATCAACTATGAATTTTTTCTCAAGGAATGTTCCCTCATAAATTTCTATATTTTCAAATATTGCCGATACTCTAGTAGTAGAATCTATATTCTCAATATTAGTTGCTCTTTGTATGTCTTCTAGTATTGAGAATGTATATGAAGTATCATTTGCATTTCCAACACAAACTAAACCCTTCTTCAATGTCAACGTTGGTGAAGAAGACCCACTTACATTCGTTATAAGGGTTACAGATGCCTTCGCAGCACTTCTTGACTTGGGAACATACCCAATATTCCTAGCAAGAGAAACAACGTTCTCACGAAGTGTTGCAGAGTCTAGAAAAGACTCATTCACAACCATGTTTGAGTTGAATGCTGTTATGTAAGTATTATATGCTAAAGTATCAATCAATACTGAAAAATTAGAACCCTCAAAGTCAATTCCCGTGAAATCAGAATTTGCACGTAGATAATCTTTGATAGATTCTTTTATTTGATCGAAATCTAAATTAGTGAATTTTGTAAAAGGCATATTACCTTGTTGCCTCTAAAAGGAACGAATATTCTTGTGTAGGAAACTCTTGACCAATAATATCAAATATTACGGTAACATCAAATGCATTACGATCTGGTCTTGGTAGAACCTCGACTTGTAAATTATCAACTCTTGGTTCAAAATTATTGATGGATATTTGAATTTGATCACTAATTACTGAAGCTGTACCAAAATCAACAAACTCAAATAAACTTCCCCTTACGTCAGAACCAAATATTGAATTAAAAAACTTTTCAGTAGGTATTGTTTGAACAATATTTCTCACAGATCTACGAATTGCTGCCTCATTTTTGAGAACAGGTATATCTTTAGTAATTGGATGAGGTTCAAATGATAAACTAATATCTTTAAATGACCGTGATATCCTCTGAATTGCCATTGTTAAAGAGTTTTCTTAATTATATTTATACTCTATTCCTCAAGATTCTTCTGACCTTCTTTTAAATCATCATGCATAATCTCTTGAAGCACTCTTTCTTCTGGATCATTGGTTTTTTTGGGTAATGACCAGTAATCTGTGGTCAAACTTGTTGTTCCCCACACTTCTTGCATATAACTTTTGTTTCTATCTACTGGTGAATTGCCCATTTCGCTCCTGATTAGTAAAATCAGAACTTTTTGAGGGGTTACTATCCCTATTTTTATTTATTTTTCACCCACTTTGGAGTTAATACAACGAGGATTACATGGATTTGATCCACAATTATCACATACTTCACGTTCCTGTGCGGTCTTCCAGAAATATTCGTCCTCACGTCCCATTCCAAGTCGTTCAAATCCATTCTCAACTTGATAATATTGAGTCGAAACCTTAAAATCAGGCATTTTTGGTTCGACAGGTGTCAAACTATTGTCAAAAATACGTAATCTATTATTTGGATACAGTGCATACTGTCCATTCTCAAGTTCAATTAGGTTATGAGACTTATGTTCGGCAGGATTTTCACTGGTTGCCCAATCAACATAGTCCGGATCATGATGATAATTATCAATAGTACAGACATATGTACCTTTTACATTACCAAAATCCCGTGTATAACATTCAAAGTCCATTGAACCAATAAATTTCTTATCCACCGAGACAACCCCGTAGTCCATACAATTCCAAAACTGTAGGTTCGGTAGGTTCATGTCCGGACTTGGGGTCTCAGGGTCTGTCACAAAGGCACTGATAGGCAATTTATCATACATTGCCGCATATTCTGGTAGATAGGTCTCAAAATAAAAAGCACGTCCAGGAATCGATTTAACCGATACCCAAACGCCCTTTACAAATTCACCATGTCCACTTTGATGGTCCGTTAGATATTCCTTACGAACCCATACTTCCTGTGATGGAAGATTTGCAATCAAACATGCCATATAGTGTCAATAAAACTACAATTATATATTAACCTCGTCCTTGTCCACGATACATCTTACGCTTTCCATTACGAGAAGTCGCGGCATACTTCGTGTGCTTACCACTCCCTTGACGAGACTTCTTCGGTTTCCCTTCTATAAAACCATCACCACTTAATCCAACCTTTGAACGTACTGCCATAATAACTCCTTAAATACTTACCATTTTTGTTTCGAGATCTTGCGGTCTTGGAGAACCTTTCTGATAATACTCTATCGAAAGATCCTCCATAATATCAAAATATTCTTCCTCGGTCAAGTTCTTGTGTAGTACTTTCCCTTTATGGAGAACTGTATATTTTGTCAGACTCATCAGATAACTCTTGTCTTCTCGTGCCCAACTCTGATACGTGGATCGCACCAAATCTCAAATCCTGCTTCGATAGCATCGAGACAGAAACTTACATCCTCTCCACACATATCCTGTACCTCTCCACTCTCAAAAACTTGCATCTTCGGAGCAAACCATGGATACTTCATTTCATCGTTCTCAAATACTCCGTGCTTAATCAGTAACCATCCAAATCCTGCATAATCTACAGTAAACGGTTTACGTCGCTTTGAAATACTCTCCCCGGTTTCATGATTCATCACTCCACCACCCTTACGGAAATCTTCCTCATCTAACCAATGTGCAACTGAAGTCGTCTTACCATCTTCTGTCATATACCATCCACTCGCAATGGCCTGGTCCATCAATACTAACTGCCAAAACTTCTCAGATGAAAATACAATGTCACTATCAATCCATAATTGCCAATCATACTGTAACTTCCCGTCCCATGGAATTTGATCCGGTCCTCGCAGTACATTCGCACCTAAACATTTACATCTGGCAAAATTTACCATCGATGAATAATCTTGCGAAATCTGAATACTTGCTCCTGCCTGTACTAAATCAAAACAAAGTTGTACAAAGTTTTTGAGATACGTATAAGATACTCCTCTACCTGGCAAACAAAAGACAATGGACTTGCCTTTCACCATTTCCTTTGCCTTCTCATAGTCCCATTCTGGAGCACTCTCAGTTGCTTTGGGTGTCTTTGCTTTTACTGTAAATCCTTTAGCCATAACTGTAAATGAACTTCGTCACTATCATAACACTCTATCTATACACCGTCAAGGTCTTTAATAATAATACAATCATTCTCTACCTCAATGTTTACTTCTGTTCCCTCATACCACCCCTTCTCATCACAGATCCACTCCGGTATCGTAATAATATGTTCCCCACTTACTGGGTCGATCTCTACAGTCGTAAAATTTTCCTGCGGATTTTTTTGCATATCTTTGAATCCTTGTGCCATTTTTTATATATGAAAATTTTTTTTATTAGACTGATATCACAAACGGACTTTGGGTCGTTTATAGCTTAAAGTAGTAGGGGGTTTTTATATACGGGGCACGGCAACGCATAACATAAGGGGGCATATACCCCCCTACTGCTGTTTCACTAACGAATGCCCCTATCTATCAATTCTCTAGAACCCAGGTGCCTAACTCACCAGCATCTAGACGTTCATTCATCAGTGCCCACCATGGAGAGGCAATGAAGTCATCTAGCAAACCCAGATGATGAACAAACCGCAAACCCTGTAACCAGGAGACGGTGCCATCCCATTCAGCAGAGGTGAGAAACTCATTCCAGATAAGGTCAGAACGCATGAGAGAAAATCGAAAAATAATTGACGGGGCAGGGTTGACGACTTAGACAGGTGCTCCACTACGGATGCGACGGTTCGCATGACCTGCCTTTACGGAGGGTCTCCATGCTGTCTTGGCACCCCCGACCTGAGACATCGTTGCCTCACCCTTACGGGGTTTGCGAACGGGCAGACGGGTCACGGTGAATTTTCCCTCTGCGATTGCTGCGTTGAGTTCGATGGTCGTCATGAGGTGGGTTGCTTTGTTCTCTCATATTCTACAGCATCGCACCCCCCTGCCAACCCCCTGAATGATAAGGGTTGCTGATGAGGGTGATAAGATTATTTGTCTACACTTTGGAACTTATTGTTGCTGAAATTGGCATAACTGAATTGCTCACGATTAACCAACTTAAATGTACCGAACTCATTAGAGTAGACATAACCCTCACCACCGATTGGGGTCTGCCCGATGTATGCCTTTGGACCATTATTCCGGCAGAGATAGATAGCATCCTCTTTTATCGACTTAACTAACAACCAGAAACTGATGAGTTTCTCATTCATAAAGGTGGAAGCAATCACGGGACGATTCTCACGAATGCAAGAATTAAGTTCCTGTTTAATCAGTTTGGCATCCTTATCTGACACAAACTCAACGTTCTGTGCCATTACTCTTGCGAAAGAGATTACGTCGTCTAAGTCATGGAATCTCTTCAGTCCATCATCATAACGACCAGACGCAATCGTTGCCCTTGGTTTCACAAACTTACAATAGAATGTGTCTGTAATAGTGAAGTTCATTGGGTATGCGATTGCATCCCTTAAATCACTCTCTGCTGTGTAAACTGTATGAGGAGCAACGATAATCTCCTCTTCTACAATGTTATCGAACTGATAGGTGATTGTGTTCGGTGTGTATTCATCAGTGCCACCGAAACCAATAAAGTCCCCCTGAAAGATACCTTCAGTTTGTGGAAGATAGTCAAGGCACTTATGCAGAATTGTTGCAACGTTGCCCGTATGGTTAGCATCAATATCCTGATGCGATTCGTTGATTTTGATCTTTACTTTGTTAAAAACTGACTTAGTACCAACGAAGAAATTACCAGTCGCAGGATTCTTTCCCCATACGATTGCAGGTGCCCCGTCCATCTTCACTGACAGATTGCCTTCATTACGTAGACAATCAAGAGCACTTAAATCACCAGTGAGAATAGAATCTTCGGGATGTTCGATGTGCTTGTTTTGCATTTAGAGAATGATGAGAATGAGAATAATTGAATAGAAACGGGCATAGATTGATGCCCACTCTTTTTTAGTTTTGATCATGCAAGACGCATACCGTTACGGAACTCAGTTGTAAAGAATTCGGTGCCATTCCAGAGACGGATGAACCATTCAAAGTTTTTCTGGAATACACTTTCACCAGCAACTCCGTACTCTGAAAGGATTACATTCAGACGGGATTTTGTGGTCTTTGATTGTCTGCCACCATCATAAAGTTTCATTGAATCTTCGTCAATCTCAGCAATCAAGTTACCGTGAAGATAAACCTTGCTGATACCGTCTTCAAGGGTGACGCACGTGTTCGCAGAGGTCCAGTTGGTGTTGTCCTCGATTGCCTGAACCATTTGGGTTTCGATTTTACGCATGAGAGGCAGGTAGAAAGGGTTTAGAGGTGTGGTGAGGTGCTGTCCCCTCCACTTCTATACAATACACGATTTTGAGGTCTGTGCCGAAACCTTGTGCCACTTTGTCCGACTGTCCACTCTCGGCCGCTCTGAGTATCATTTAGTGATACTACAGTTAGTGTTACTTAGTCTCTGCTAATTCCTGCTGTTGTAACATTAGTTGCTCTTCTACAGCCTCATCCACACAGTCTTGAATCACCTCATAGATGTAATCAATGTTGCCAACATCATCAAAGATGCGTTCAAGAACCTCAGGATCTTCTACATTGTTATCATAATCAGTGTTGCCATCTTCGTCCTTCAAATGACAATCATTCTTGGTATAAATCCATGCGGCACA